CGAACGCGCGTCGGACCTTTGCGATGATTCAGATGGATGTGAGCTCGGGCTGCATAAAGAACTTTAAGGAGTGTCACGACTACCGCATCAGCGTCTTTTACCCCGAGCCGATAAACAGCCTGGACCGACTGACCGTGACGTGGTACGACAAGAATGGCACGCAGCTGAACTTTGAGGGCTTTGATAACAACGCATTCGTGCTGCGCTTCCACATAGACAATGGGCGTCCTGAGCTTCCACCGCCACCGGCTGTGCCAGAGGTGGAAATCAAGAGAATCATCGACGCCATGACGGCGCTCCCTCCCAAGCCTGAGCCTGAGAAGAAGCCCGCCATGGGCCGCTGGCTAGTTTATATACTTATCGCTGTATTGGCCCTATGGGGATTCCACTGGTACCGCAAGGCTGCCGAGGCTACCGCTGCTGCCGCTGTGCCACAACCACTCCCGCAACATATGATGCGGGCTGCCGCCTGACCCGAAGGGTCAACTGTCAAGGGATTCGGACCCGAAGGGTCCACGTTTAGCGGGTCACCGCGTAGATGGGCTGCTGGGTGCTGGGGTCGCGGATGGTCACGTTGAAGGCCACAGTCTTCACAATCATGTAGACGATGATGGCAATCAGGGTGGTGAACAGGGCGGCCAGAGCGTAGTAGCTGGCGCCATCCTTGGACACCTGGACGATGCGGGAGATGACGAAGCGCACAAAGTCCATCCAGGCGATGGCGCTGGCGAAGGAGAAACCAGCAACGATGCTGTTCAGGGACTGGGTCTCGAGCTGGAGAGCGATGGATGCAAGGGTGGATGCCATTTATATTTGTAAAGAATTTTTTTCCGGAAGGCGAAGCCTTCTCACCTGTAAGAAAGTGAGGCCCTTCGGGTCACTCTGGGTCAAAGTCCGAGTCCGAGTCACCCTGCTGGATGGGTGCATACCGGACTGTGGGTGGAAGCGAGTCCATGTCGTCGTCTGAGTCACCGTCGTATACAATAAATTTTGTAAAAGTTTTTGTATAGTACGGAACCACGTTCGACATTCACCCTAGTAGGTGACGCTGGTTTTCGACTGCACTTTTGAGCGCCTGTTCGGCTGGGCTTTCTGGGACCCAGTCATCCCATGTGTCGGCGCACTGATTCATCTTGTAGCCGATGCTCTCTGTATCGTCGCCCTGGTAGCGCGTGAACGGCTCCTCGTCGTCATCCACCGTTTCCAGGTCCTCTTCGTCAGACTCGCTCTCGTCATAAATCTCTGGGAAGAGCGAGCCGAGCTGCTTGCCAACCACATTCCTGGCGGCGTACATAAGACCGTACATCATGTCAGTCGCTGTGATAGTGTTCCGGTCTGACTCTTTGGCGTAATGACTCGCCAGAACGACTGAAGACTCCATAACTGGCAGGAAGATGTCCTGGATAGACTCCATTCTACGATTATAGAGTAATATCTATAGGGTTATCATCCGCATCACGTCACGTCATACTTAATTTTCCTCCTGAAATCACCAGTGTGCGGTATCCATAGTAATACAGGTACATGTTGTACCCCTGTGTGATTTGAGGAGCCAGCGCTGGGTCGAACGTCATGTCTATATAGGTCGTCTGTGAATTCAGCTGCCGAAAGTCAACTGTGCCATCCTGGCTGTATGCACTTGGGTCGTTTCCAAAACAGTACATGTACATATTTTTGGTAGGTGCTGTTAGACTGTGCTCCGTGGACTGTTTATACGTATAGTAAAGAGCTCCCGGAAAATTACTCAAAACATTTTTATTATTCAGATAGATGGTGGCCGACTTGATAATGTCCACAAACTTTTGGGTCACACCATTAAAGAAGTTGATTGGCACGGCCGAAACAATGTAGTCAGTCGAATAGCCATATGTATACCTCGACGCGTAATAGACGGGATTCGTGGTCGACTCGTAGAGCCTGTTCCGGACAAACCAGACAAGCATAGAGACTGGAAAGTTAGCCGTAAGATTCATCCGTACAGTACCGTTCTGGTACGACTGCACAGCCTCCCTGTTCGCCACAGGAATCTTGACAGAGAGCCGGGATGTCTTGTAGTATATGCGCTCCTCGGGTGTCAGTGTTACTTCTTCAAGCAAGAGACGAGGGTTTAAGAGGTCGATGGTGGCATCTGTGTAGTTGGTAATCCAGGCCTGTGTGTTGAAAGTAAGCCGAATAATTACAGACGAATTATACATGGCACACAGAGGCAAATAAGGCTTCCCCTGTCGTCGCTTCCGTCTGCAGAAGAAGAAATCGAGCGGGACCATCAGGTTGAGCTGGGTAGTGGCCGGGACCACATTTGACTCCGCCTGACCATTGCTGACGAGACGGTACATGGATAGTTTTTCGTCAGCATTCAGAAAGAGCTGGTCACGGATGACGTACCAGTCATCCTCTAGAGACTCTATGACGTTTCCATCTATGAGAATCTCCGCCTTTTTAATGATAGCCCGGCCGACAAGCTCACAGTAGTTGTAGCCGACTGGCAGGGCCGGCAGAGACACAGACAGGAACATGTTCGCCAGGAGGTCCCCCTCCTGCTTTGGATAAATTGGAATTTGATATTGAGAATCTAAATATTTTCCACCAACTTTATTGATTATCGGGAGCATACGCCGAGTGATGGCGAATTTTGAATGATGAGTAATGTTTGGAGCCCACTCAGATTTGTCGTCGTACATGAATTTCTCTTCTGGGCCTACGGCACTGAGAGCCTGCAGAGCCCCAATACGCGCCATACTATCTGTGGCATAAAAATATAAGTAAATATTATGGCCGGACAACTACTACTGTCCGCAGCAGGCACATACAGTACGACCCGACCGACAATAACTCTGTTCAATACTGTTCAACACGAGGCTGACACGGAGCTCAGAGAAACTTTTGAAATTCCTTTTGATAATTCTAAAACTTTTTTTGGTTCGAGGTCAACCTGTACCATCTCCAAGAGGAGTGACATCTTGACAGGGGTGACACTCCGGGCTATTCTGCCTCCTATTTATCCGGTACAGTCCGACCAGTATGTGTACCCGACGCCATCTTCACAGGTTGGTGGAACTGTCTATGCAGATATGAAGCTGACGCAAGTGGTCGCGGACGGTGTGACTCTGACCGCGACCACAAACGGAAACCACTATTTTTCTGTAGGCGCACAGGTTACACTGGCTGGCACAAGATATCTTATTTTCAACCTGGACGGGACATACACCATTGCGAGTATCCCGACGGCCAACTCGTTCACGTGCTCGACAATTTTGGCAGGGGTGTCATACAACGGCACTGCAAGTGTACCAGGTATCGTGCCGTCAGACGTCGTGGGCTACTTTTCGACGGCAAACTCGAACCTATGGGTGAATAACCTGACAAACAAGACGTGGCAGATTACTGCAGGATCGAACGTCGGAACGAGTTGGACGTTTACGACATCGGCCCCGTCAGATTTTCCTGTGGGAAGTTCAGTCGTACTTAATTTAGCTAATTCTGGAGTTGTAAGTCAAACGTTTACAGTGACAGCATCGACGGGTACGACGTTCACATGTACTATCGATGACAGGTTTGTCATAGTTGGTAATTATAATCAAGCATATTCAACTAACGACGGTCTTTCATGGACTTCGGTATTGGTTCCTCTTGTTCCGGAATACTGTGAAGGTGTAGCATTTGGAAATGGAGTTTATGTTGCAGTTGTGGATAGTGGAAATGGTACCAGATATACAGCTTATTCAACTGATAACGGGTTCTCGTGGACTCCTGTCGTGTTTGTACCATCCAGTCCCAATTACGCTTGGAAAAATGTATCATTTGGAAACGGTGTTTTTGTTACGGTTGGTGGTAACATTCAAGGATATTCAACAGATAATGGACTCACGTGGACTAATGTAGCGTCTCCCCTTTCAGGATTCTGGTATGGGGTAGCATTTGGAAATGGAGTGTTCGTCATGGTTGGTGCTTTTAACAAACAAGCACGTTCGATAGACAACGGACTCACGTGGACTAATGTAGCGTCTCCCCTTTCAGGATTCTGGACTGGGCTAGCATTTGGAAATGGAGTTTTTGTCATGACTGGTCAAAATTGTCAAGCCTACTCAACTAATAACGGTGTTTCATGGACATCTGTTGCGTCACCTCTTTCAGGAAGTTGGCAGATGTGGGGTTTAACATACGGAAACGGAGTTTTCGTCATGGTTGGTTTGTCTGGCAAACAAGCACGTTCAATAGATAACGGAGTTTCATGGACGCTGGTAGCAAATCCAATCCCAGGAGAATGGCGTGGTGTATCGTTTGGAAATGGAGTTTTTGTCATGGTTGGTGTAAACGCACAAGCGTACTCAACTGATAATGGACTCACGTGGAACCTTCTTTCAACAAACCTGCCTGGTATATGGTTTGCTACAACTTTTGGATCTTTCTCATACGTAATTTCATCTTCAGATTCTGTTTCGCTCGTCACTCCACCTCTTCAATTGACGAATCGCGTTTTTTCTTCAAGTGTATACCCGTCAATCTCGTTTGCAAATGCTACTGATGCCGCCTTTTGGGGTTTTGACGTTCGCCAAGGGCTCACATACACACTACAGGCAACGCCCCCATGGACTCTGACTCAGAGTGGCTGGATTTCAGGGTTTCTTCCCCCAAGTCAGTCATCATGGACCGACTCTGTCGCCAACAAACTATGCAAGTCGGTCCGTGTCATGTGCGGTAAACAAACTATCCAAGAGTACACCGGTGAGTACCTGGAACTCAAGAATGACCTGACTATTCCGTACGAAAACAAGGCGATTCTGAAACTCCTGAATGGGACACTCGACCAGACACAAGCGACAGTCCTTCGTGAATACTACGTGTCCCTGCCTTTCGGAACCAAAGAGATTCCGCTGTGCGCTCTGACACGCCAACAGATGAGCATCGATATCGATTTTGAAGAGTATGCCAACCTTTCTCAAAACCTGAATCAAGGGACTGGGTCGTTCTTGGACACCAAATCCTATACTACGTACAATGCGTCGACTGGAATTCTAGGGGGTCAACCTATTAATGTCCAGACGACATTCTCATACCAACAATACATTTTCATCGTCGCGTACGGTGGGCAGTTTATAGTGTACGACACAACAAAGAGTATCACGGACCCCACCTCGTACATAACCCTTTCGGCTTTTTCAGGAACTAATCTATTTAAACAGTTTTGTGTTCTTTCAGGGAACCTGTATATAGGGTTAACCAACGGACAACTTGCCCGTATGATTATTACCGAACTCATTCAAGGAAATATTTCTTCGTTCGTCGTGAATAACTACACACCGACGAGCGGGTCTTTGACCGGAACGGTCGTCGCAGATTTTCGGTATGTGTACTATGCATTGAGTAATACAGCATCGTCAAATGTGTTCATGACCCGGTACGACACGACTAGTGTGTTTACGAGTCCGTCAAGTTATACGACGGTCGATTTCACAAAGACTTTCAATTCAGACGTCAACGGTGTTTATCAGATTCTTTCGACGGGTACTGAACTCATCATGCTTCCTCAAGGAACACTTGGGTCGCTCTACACATACCAACTGAACGCGAACGTCCAGAGTCAATGGTACTCACTCGGTTATTCTTCCTATGGATTTCAAATAACAGAAGGTGTTGTTATCGGGGGTGGTGCAATATATTTTGTAATAGACAACTACAGCATAATCAGATATTCTAATAGTATTTTCAGTTTGTATAATTATTTCGGACCCACTTTTGTTACGGTTGGGGAGGATAAGCAAGCTTATTCAACTAATAATGGCAAATCACGTACTTCGGTTGCAAGTCCTCTTGTAGGATACTGGCAAAGTGTGACATTTGGAAACGGGGTTTTTGTCATGGTTGGTTATGACTGTCAAGCGTATTCAACTGACAACGGGCGTTCATGGACTTTGGTTGCAAGTCCACTTGTAGGATACTGGGAGAGTGTAACTTTTGGAAAAGGAACTTTCGTCATGGTTGGTTTGAACTGTCAGGCGTATTCAACTGATAAAGGACTTACTTGGACTTATATAGACAATTCAGGAACCTGGACAAGCGTAACGTTTGGAGATAATCGTTTTGTCATGGTTGGTACAGATGTACAAGCGAACTCATTAAATGGCCAATACTGGGCTGTCAGTCCAGTGAGCCTTCCAGGGCCTTGGCGAAGTGTAGCTTACGGAAACGGTACTTTTGTTATGGTCGGGTCTATTCTAGGTCCAGCTTACTCGAATACTGGTGGTTTCGACTGGTATTATTCGTCACCTAGTGCATTATTTAATGCAATAGCTGTATCGTTTGGAAATGGGGTTTTTGTTACGTCTGGTCAGAATGAACAGGGGTATTCGAATGATAACGGACTTTCGTGGAGTCTGGTAGTGTCGCCCCTTTCAGAAAATTGGGAAAGTATAATGTTTGGAAATGGGATTTTTTTCATGACCGCCTATCCCAGTAATCTGGGTTATTCAACTGACGGAATTTCTTGGAGTAGAATTGTAGAATCAGAATATTGGACAGGTGTCGCTGCAAGTCTTCCAAGTATATCAGGGAATGGATTCCGAAACCTTATAGCCGTCGGAAATTACATCTACTGTTCAACCAGTACCATCGCCGTTCAGATCGACACGAGCCAAGATTTGTTGACCGCCGCCGCCTATAAGTACCCTGCACCTCTGCCGGTCGGTAATTACGTCTTCGCCAACGGACCTCGGTATGTCTACATGTTTGCCCAAGGGAACAACACGGCAACGAATATCGTCAGGTACGATCCATACCCTCCAACCCCAACTCTACAAGCGAGCATCCTCGTCGATTATAAATCGTCAAAGACCAAGCCCACAACAGCCTCTCTGCGCATCGTTCAGTCTCAGAAGGTTACGACCATGGACAACCTGGACATTCGCTGCCCCGTCAAAGAGCTGTGGCTGATGGGCGCTACCAACGGCTACCAGTACTCGAATCTGGCCTCCCAGTGCTCCCTGCTCATCAACAACGAACCCCTGCTCACTCTGGACGTCGGTACACAAAAATATCTAAAAACTATTGAGCCGTTCGAGACACACACCTCAATGCCCATTCGAAACTTTTCAGTCCTGTCTTTCGAATTCAACCCCGAAAGCCCGAAACCTAACGGGACCATCAACTTCTCCCGCATACACGAGCAGCAGTTCACAGGTGGAGCCACGCACGCCTGGGCCAGTACCTATAACATCTTTGTGATTAAGGATGGAGTGGGTGGATTAATGTTTAATTTTTAAATTTTCATAAAGTAAGATGATGTTCTCACATCAAGTCACGCGACTACAATTTCCGAGCGACGTTAGTTTTGGTCAGGATGTGACCATACCCATCTCTAACGCTGCTGACATCTCAACAGGGGTTATGTATCTCAGGGTCGACTGGCCCGTTCCAAATTCAGGTGTGGACGACTCTGTCGGCACCCGCATGTTCGATTATGTCGAGCTCCTCTACAAAGACCAGGTTATCGAGCGTCACTACGGCGAGTCCATGGAACTCCTAAACGACCTACAGGTGCCTCAGGCTAAACAGCAGGTGCTCCAGGACCTGCTCGGGAAAGGCCTGACGAGCAACCTGGCCTCTTATTACATCCGCCTGCCATTTTCGACAAACCTGCCTCTGTGCGCACTGTCTACCCACCCCCTTGTCCACTTCAAGTTTAAGCAAATCGGTGAATTTTCAAGTGCGCAGTGGACCGGTCCTGTCACCATGTACCTGTTTGTCGATTACGTCTATGTGACCGACCCCGAACGGGACATGTTCAGGAGCAAAGAGATGGACTACATGACGCACACCTTCCAGAGACTCGAGTTTCAGGTGGGACCAAACATAACCACTGTCCCTATTTTGACAGAATTTATAGATGACGTCACTGAACTATTCTGGGTCGTACAGACCGACGGGACATCCGCCTACAACTACACGAATGACGGCCAGGACCAGCTCGTGAGCCTGAATCTCAATTTCGATGGCATTGATGTCATACTGCCAGAAGTAGGTACACCTCTGTATCTTGGGTCTGTCCAGCCACTCACATACCATACCCGCTCACCCGACAGAAAATTTTATATTTATTCTTTTGGATTGGATCCGGAAGACCCACAGTCAACCGGTCAAATAAATTTTAGTAAAATTATTCATCAATTGCACACACTGCAGCTTAGCCCCTGTGTGTTTTCACGCCAGGTGAGAATTTATGCCCGTACAACACGGGTGTTACATCTCAAGAATAGAGAGCTGTACCTGGAAAGCCGCATTGCCGAGGCTGGTAAAAAAATTATAGAATATAATTCTGGAAATAATAATCACTACCCAGGTCTGTACTATTTTGACACGTTCACCTTCACGACACTGAGTGCGTCGGGGAGCAGAGGACCAGCTTCGACACTGAGGTATGCAAATGCACCATGGTCTTTGAACCAGTTTTCTATCGTGGATGGTCAGCAGTACTGGACGGTTCCAGCGACTGGCACGTACAGCATCACAGCTGCCGGTGCTTACGGCGCTACACCTGGACGTGCCGTCAGTGGTAACCTGAACCTTACTCAAGGCCAAGTTTTGAAGATGCTCGTAGGGCAGCTGCCAACACCACTGACTTCAAATGTAGTAGACAACCTGACGGTCGGTGGCGGTGGCGGGACATTCGTGACGTCTGGCAGCACACCTCTGATTGTTGCGAGCGGTGGAGACGGCACGGGTGGCAGTGCCGCGTCGTTCAGTCCGTACGGAACAGGGCTCGGGATAGACGGCGCTGGGTACTCTTCGAATGGAGCAGTGACGAGCGGGACATATTTATTCCTGAAACCAATGGCATATATCTATGGTGGATTCGGAAACTATTATTTGGGGGGAGTTGTTGAAGAGGAGGGTGGGTTCGGTGGTGGTCAGAGCCCTAAGGTTTCTGGAATTTCGGGTGGGGGTGGTTACACCGGAAGCCCTGGGACGGGAGCCTCTGGTGCAACCTGTTACGGCGCGGGAACTATTACGGACCTCGGGGCGGTGTCAAACACGTCCGGCTATGTCACTGTCAGTCTCGTGAACCCAGCGCCTCTTGAACAGGGGGTGACTCTTAATCCATGGGTGATTCAGCCGACGGTACTTGCACCGGCTACGACGTGGTCAGCCGTAGCATACGGGAACGGCGTCTACGTCTCTGTGTCGAACAACGGCACGTACCCAGTCATGTATTCTACAAATGGAATTGAATGGTCAACGGATACGTCCGGTTCTCAAACCGATTCATGGATATCGGTGACTTTCGGGGATGGAGTGTTTTCCGCTGTGAGCACGAGTGGTTCTACAGCGTATTCATATGATGGAATAAATTGGGTAGTAAAAAAATCAGTACTATATACTATTGTTCCGGGGGCAGGGTTTGATTATTTCGGTACTTCGATCGCCATGAGTTCAGATGGAACTGTTATCGCGGCAAATATAGGCCCGTCTGACTTTAATCTCCCAAGACTGGTAAAAGTGTACACAAATGGAGTCTTGTCATACACACTCACGGGAAATCCATTAAATACATTTGATGGATTTGGGACAAAGTCAGTCGCTCTGAGCGCTAACGGGACCATACTTGCTGTCGGTGCAATCGGTGATAATTATGTAAAAGTATATACAAACGGGGTCTTGTCATATACACTCACAGGGAATGCGTCTGAACAGTTCGGGAGGTCAGTCGCTCTAAGTGCGGACGGAACCATACTTGCTGTTGGAGCACCCGATGCGGATTATGTAAAAGTATATACAAATGGAGTCTTGTCATATACACTTACAGGGGATGCGTCTGATAAATTTGGTGGAGTAGTTGCACTGAGCTCTGACGGAACCATACTTGCTGTCGGTGCACCCTATGGAGAATATGTAAAAGTGTACACAAATGGAATTTTTTCTTATCAAACATTTGAATTTAGTAGTAGTAATGATTATGGAAAGTATTTAGACTTGAATTCGGATGGAACTATTCTCGCAGTATGCACAAGAAACCCTAATAACTATGACAGGACAATACAAATATATAACAATGGGACTATACTATATAGTATCGTATCTGCAAGTAGTCAATATCCTCCAGATGAGAGCGTTTCTTTAAATTCTGATGGAACTATTCTTGCGGTTGGTATACCTGGTGCGTATCCTGTGAATGGAATTGTGGCAGTCTATACGAATGGAATTTTAGCGAACACATTAGAAGCAGCCCCCGCGATTTTTTTTGGAAGCGCCGTCGCACTGAGTTCTGATGGAAATATACTCTCGGTGAGTAATGGTTTTGAATATCTTAATTTATTAGTAAAAATATTTAATACATTTTCTCTCCCCCCACTGTCGTCTGTAACATATGGTAACGGAAAGTTTGTGGCTGTTTCAAATATATCTTCTACATTTTATTCTACGAATTCTATAAATTGGTCCACGGGAAATGCTTTGGTAGATACATGGTCTTCAGTAACATATGGTAACGGAAAGTTTGTCGCGGTTTCAAAATATGGAACGACGAGCAATGTCATGTACTCTTTGGATGGAAATATATGGTCAAATGTGACAACCGGTACGACGAGTAATTCGTGGACTTCAGTGTCGTACGGAAACGATAGGTTCTTGGCCATATCTTCAACGAGTAATGTCATGTATTCTCTTAACGGTATCGACTGGACCACGGGAGTTTCAACTGGTCTAAATTCCAACTGTCTTACTTATGGGGGTGGATACTTTGTATGTCCGTCAAGCAATTCCAGTGTTTCTGCAGTTTCAATTTCGACAAACGGCCAATCGTGGCAAAATCTTTCACTCACTTATACACCGAGAGTCTATGCTGGTATAACTTATGGTGATTCAGGGTTTGTGGCAGTCTCGTCGACTGGTTTACTATTAGGTTTCGTTCCGACGTTCTGGGTAAACCCAGTACAAGTGGCGAATTCGACGAAACTCAACTCTGTCAACTGGTCTGATTTGGCATACGGAAACGGGTCTTTCGTTGCGGTCGGACAGGGTCTGATTCAGACCTCTCTTAATTACGGGAACACATGGTCGTCTTTTGCAGTAAGCAACACATTCACATCGGTCGCGTATTCATCAAACCTTGGAAAATTTGTAGCTCTGCCGGGGTTTTTTGGAGATGGCGCTTACACATCTACTGACAGTTCAAATTGGACTTTGAGCCGAACACTCCCTAGTGGTGTACCTAGCGCCCCAACCTCGTTGACATACGGGAACGGAAAGTTTGTGGCGGCCCTGTACGGAGATTCAAACGTGTTTTATTCACGTGATGGTCTAAATTGGAGCTTGGCACAGTCACAACTTGCTGCACAATGGTCATCTATTACATACGGAAATGGAAAGTTTTTAGCTGTTTCAAATTCTACGAGTAATTTTGAAACCATGTATTCGAATGACGGAATAACATGGACAATAAATTCGGCTCTTCGGTATACGGCGATAGGTGGACCAAGTGCTTTGAGTTCTGACGGAACCATTCTCGCAGCTGCAATCGACGGCTCGGTGGTCGCGAATGTCTACACAAACGGGGTTTTGACATATACAGTTGCTAATACTTCAAGTGGACCAGACTACCTTCGTAGGGTTGCTCTGAGCGCTGACGGGACCATACTCGCAGTTGGCTCACCTTTTGTAGACCCTAATCAATCTGGAAATACAAAAGTGTACACAAATGGGGTTTTGTCATATACTCTCGTTGGAAACGAATATGATAATTTTGGATATGCAGTTGCTCTGAGTGCTGACGGAACTATACTTGCCGTTGGGGCACCCAGTGCACTTGGTACGAGCTTTTATGTAAAAGTCTATACAAATGGAAATTTGTTCTACACGCTTACAGGGAATAATGATTATTTTGGGAGGTCAGTCGCTCTAAGCGCTAACGGGACCATACTCGCAGTTGGTGCACCATATGGGTTAACAGCAGGGGGTGTAAAGGTATATACAAATGGAGTCTTGTCATATACTCTGACCGGAAATGATTTGGATGACCGTTTTGGAAGTTCAGTCGCTCTGAGCGCTAACGGGGCCATACTTGCTGTTGGTGCACCAAGCGCAAACAATGATGAAGGATACGTAAAAGTGTATACAAACGGGGATTTGTCCTACACACTTGTTGGAAATAACGATAATTTCGGAAGGTCAGTCGATTTGAACGCTGACGGGACCATACTTGCTGTTGGTGCACCCAATGGAAATAGTGATGCAGGATACGTAAAAGTGTATACAAATCAAATTTTAACAGCTGTATTTTCTGGAACACCTCCAGAGGCGTTAGGAAATTCACTCACCCTGAGCTCGAGTGGTAATATCTTAGCAATCGGTTATATTGACTTTAGCGGGCCGACTCCGAAGACAAAAATATACGACTTGAATATTTATAAAAAAAGAGGGTTATCATCAGTGACATACGGAAACGGACTCTTTGTTGCCGTCACAAACCCGGGTGGTTCAATTTACTCTTTGGACGGAATCAATTGGTCGGATGGAAATGCCCCCATAGACACATGGTCAGCAGTCTCGTACGGAGACGGGTTCTTTATCGCAGTGTCGAACAACGGCACATACCCCGTCATGTATTCCGAAGACGGAATCTTCTGGTCAACGACAGTTCCAGGGTCCCAAGTGAACAATTGGGGTTCGGTAGCTTTTGGTGATGGTACATTTTTGGCTATACCGGTTTCAGGGGCGACGACTATGACAACAACTCTATCTAAAACCTTCAACAACGTATCACCATCGATATTGCCACCGCAACTGGCGTCTGTCGTGGGTTTTACAGCTTCTAGCCCGACAACCTCGACCGTTAACCTTGCATGGAACCCGGTCCTGTACGCATCCCAGTACTCCATAGTGTCCTCACCACCGACAATTACACAGACAATACCCGGTACATCTTTTACATTCACGGGTCTGACACCACTTACAGCCTACACGTTCACAATCACACCTTTCAACGTATCCTCTAACGGTTCACCGACGACTTCCAGTTCGATAAGTACCCTTCTTCCTCCACCTCCGGCTGTCACGGGTTTTACAGCTTCTAGCCCGACAACCACGGCCGTTAACCTTGCGTGGAACTCGGCTCTGTACGCATCCCAGTACTCCATAGTGTCCTCACCACCGACAACTACACAGACAACATCCGGTACAAATTTAACATTCACAGGTCTAACACCCGTTACAGCGTACACATTCACAATCACACCCTCCAATGCATCTGGCAACGGTCCATCGACGACTTCCAGTTCGATAAGCACCCTTCTTCCTCCACCTCAGGCTGTCACGGGTTTTACAGCTTCTAGCCCGACAATCACGGCCGTTAACCTTGCGTGGAACTCTGCGCTGTACGCATCCGAGTACTCCATAGTGTCCTCACCGCCGACAACTACACAGACAACATCCAGTACGACTTTTACATTCACGGGTCTATCACCAGATACAGCCTACACGTTCACAATCACACCATCCAATGCATCTGGCAACGGTCTACCGACTTCCAGTTCGATAAGCACCCTTCCTCTTCCTCCTCCGCCTCCGGCTGTCACGGGTTTTACAGCTTCTAGCCCGACAACCACGGCCGTTAACCTTGTGTGGAACTCGGCCCTGAACGCATCCGAGTACTCCATAACGTCCTCACCACCGACAACTACACAGACAACATCCGGTACAAATTTAACATTTACGGGTCTAACACCAGCTACAGCCTACACATTCACAATCACACCATCCAATGTATCTGGCAACGGTCCATCGACGACTTCCGCTTCGATAAGCACCCTTTCTCTTCCACCAGTCACAACACTCGCTGGGTTGGCTGGGTCACTAGGTTCAGCCAACGGAACTGGGTCGGCTGCTCGGTTTTATCGTCCCAGGGGTGTTGCATTAGATTCGGGTGGGAATCTTTATGTTGCCGATACATTCAACAATAGAATTCGTAAGATTGTTGTTTCTACTGCGGTCGTCACACTATTCGCTGGTTCGACACAATCCGGCTCGAACGACGGTGTCGTTGCTGCGTTTAATGGTCCCAGGGGTGTTGCCTGTGACACGTCAGGGAACGTTTATGTTGCCGATACAAACAATCACACAATCCGTAAGATTGTTGTTTCTACAGGGGTCACTACAACACTTGCCGGGTTGGCTGGGTCAATTGGCTCGACAGATGGAACTGGGTCGGCTGCTCGGTTTAATTTTCCAAATGGTGTTGCGTGTGACACGTCCGGGAACATTTATGTTGCCGGCGACGGTACAATCCGTAAAATTGTTGCTTCTACAGGGGTTGTCACGACACTCGCTGGGTTGGCAGGGTCAAATGGTTCAGACGACGGAACTGGGTCGGCTGCTCGGTTTATTGGTCCAAATGGTATTACTTGTGACACGTCTGGGAACATTTATGTTACCAACGGCTTTCGCGGTACAATCCGTAAGATTGTTGCTTCTACAGCGGTTGTCACAACAATCGCTGGGTCGGCCGGGTCAACTGGTTCGACCGACGGAACTGGGTCGGCTGCTCGGTTTAATTTGCCAGTTGGTATTACTTGTGACACAGCCGGGAACATTTTTGTTGCCGATTCAGACAACTATACAATCCGTAAGATTGTTGCTTCTACAGGGGTTGTCACGACAATCGCTGGGTTGGCAGGGTCATTTGGTTCGGCTAACGGAAGTGGCTCGGTTGCTCGGTTTAATTTTCCAACTGGTGTTGCATGTGACACGGTCGGGACCATTTATGTTGCCGATTCAGACAATCACACAATCCGTAAGATTGCGTAAATTACAACTCTCAAAAATAACTCAACATATAAGGAATGAATTTGCAACTCAAAAAGTTCGACCCGGCCGGTATGGCCGACGACTCTGTCTGCATCTTCGTGGGCAAGCGCCGCACAGGAAAGTCGACCCTCGTCACTGACATCCTGTATCACAAGCGGCACATCCCAGCCGGTATCGTCATGTCAGGCACTGAGGACGGCAACCACCACTACCGCAACTTCGTCCCGGACCTCTTTATCTACGGCGACTACAACAAAGGCGCCGTCGAAAAGGTGCTCGAGCGCCAGCGAAAGCTCGTCGGCGCAGGCCAAGGCCAGGCTGCGTTCCTGCTCCTGGACGACTGTATGTACGACAAATCCTTCATGCGCGACGACTGCATCCGACAGTGCTTCATGAATGGCCGCCACTGGAAACTCTTCTTCATGATGACCTGTCAGTACGTCATGGACATGACCCCCATGATTCGTACCAACGTCGACTACGTCTTTGTGCTGCGCGAGAACGTCAGGCAGAACAGAGAAAATCTCTACAGATGTTTTTTCGGAATATTTCCAACCTACGACATGTTCTGTACCGTCATGGATAACTGTACCGAAGACTACGAGTGTCTCGTCCTAGACAATACCAAAACCAGCAACAAGATTGAGGACTGTGTCTACTGGTACAAGGCTCCCATCCGCCGAAACTTCCGGATAGGCAGCCAGCGCCTCTGGGACTACCACTCGCACAACTACAACCCGCGGCACGCAAACGGCGGCCCGCTCGACAGGTCGCTCGTCAGGAAAAAGAGCCAAGGGCCTTCAGTCACTGTCAAGAAGCAGGGCGCGTGAACACACACCTCAAAATTTATTTATAAAAAACAATGGAGACTATGAGTTTCAATGAGTCGTCCTCGATGACATCCATCAACTACAGTCCGACAGTCGATGGAATGTCCCAGAGCAAACCTGACCCGAACGCGAAGATTCCAGAGGGTCTTATCATGCCGCCACAAATA